TAGAATCTTTTATGATTCTTCTTAATGATTCAACACTATAAACTGTATTTTTCCCCATAGTATTAAAGTTCTTCTACTTTGTTTTTAGCTTTATTAACTATAGCTTTAAAAGCTAGTAACATTAAAGTGCCTCCTAATGCTCCACCGAATACATAATATATATTTTCCATCTCGATAAAAACATCTGACCACTTATCATAGTTTAATCCAAATGCTTCTACAATACCATAGTATGTTCCTTCACCTCCTATATAAAATACTACAGCTCCCACAAAAGCTATTACCCATTCATTGATTTCAGTAAAGCACCAATGTTTCCATTGCTTTAATGTTTTACCATCTTCTTGAGTTACATTAAATTCAACAGACCATCTTGTTAGAATATAAACTATAACTCCCCCTATTGTATATAAAAATAACATATCTTCTAATTTTTATAAATAATCTTTATTAAACAATTCATCTATAAGACTTTCACTTTCTGAAAATACTATATACATATAAACTTCATCTGAATTACTAACTATATGATGTAAGTCTCCTCGTTCAATAGTTATTAAATCTCCTTCTCTATAAGTTCTTTTATTTCTTTTATTAATTACTGAACCTTTTAACAACCTAATTACTTCAAACTCTCTAGAGTGATAATGTGGATCAATATAAGCATTTTTTTCATAATAAACTAAACAAGCTCTATAATCATCACCTAAATGAAGACCCATTACTTTAACTCCTGAACTTATATTATTAGGTAAGTACTTCCATTTATCTTTCTCTAAGTTAAAATCAAAAGAACCAATATCAGGAAAAGACATTCCTATAGTCGAAATACTGTGTTCAACTCTATCCAAAAGCATCATAGTATCTATATGTTGCTTTGTATGTGTTTTACTTTTAACTGTTTGACTAAACATATCTTTAAGGCTTTATAATTTTAGCTGCAATAAGTCCTTTTTCTATAATCTGTAAAGCTGTAAGAATAGAAGTTGTTCCCTTCTTTTCTAAAGTTTTAGTGTCTTGAGTTTTTTGTTCATATAGAGTAGCTATTTTAACTACCTTTTCTGATAAATTTTGATAAGCTATATCTTTCAACTTGCCTTCTTCAACCTTATCTTTATACATACTATACTGTACATATATCACAACACTCATTACAATTACAATAGGGAGTTGTTTCAATAACCAGTTTACTAAATCTACGCTCATAGTTTGTATTACTTTATTTTAAGTATCTTCATAAGTTACTGTTAACCAACCTCTCACATATCCTGCTACTTCATCAAACGTAGCAGCATCGAAGAAATTTCCTGTAACTCTCAATAATCTTATATTTAACCCATCAACTAATATATAACCATGTGTTCCTGTTGCAAAAGTGCTAAGATCATATAATATATCTGTACCACCAGAATCAGGTCTTATTGTAGCTTGACAAGTTCTAATTTGTTGTTCGTCTGTTATACCATGTGCTACATTAAATGTTTCATTAGCATCCATATCCCAATTAACAATCTGAAATACTTTAGTTTTTATTTTAGTAAAACTTGCTGTATTACCATCATTTACTATTGATCCACTAAGTAATTGAGCATCTATATAAGCTTTAATACTTTGTTGAGAAGCTACTTTAGTTGCACTATCTGAAGATAATGTATCTTCATCTAAAAAATAACCATTTCCTGCTAAAGTGGTATCGGTATTCATTGTAGCACCTGCCGCATTTACATTTGTAGCATCTGTTACATCTGCTAATGCTTCTATATTTGTTAATTTAGTTTGTTCAATATCACTAAATTCATTAGTATCTGCATTAGATTCATATAAAATTTTAGTACTGGCTGCTGTTGAGTTAGTTTGACTAACAATCCAATGTCCTGTTGTTGTAGGAGAATCTTGTTTAGCTGTAAGAACATCTCCTATTTCTACTGCTATTGCAAAGAAATTTCCTGCTACTGTTACATCATATTGAAACCCTGATAAAATACCTGCAATAGGAGTACCATCATCTAAAGAAGGTGTATCTGTAGAAGCATCATATCCTCCTTGATATGCTTTAGAACTAGATACTGTAGCATCCACATAAGCTTTAACTGATTGTTGAGTAGCTACTTTAGTATCATCATTTGATACCATTGTATCTTCATCAATTATCCAATCATTAGCTTTTACATCTGTATCACTATTCATGGTTGCTCCTGCTGCATTCACATTAGTTGCATCAGTTACATCTGCACCATTCTCTACATTAATTATTGTTCTAATTTGTGCTGCTGTTAATGCTGTAGGTACTCCTGTACCTGCTCCATTAGCTCTACCTACTATAGTATCAGCAGCTAAATCAGCCATCATAGCTAATGTTATACTACCTGCACCAACTCCTGTTGAAAGTATTGTAGCCCAATTACTATTTGCTATTCCTCCTTCTAATCTAAAATTTTCTACTGCTGCTGAACCATTATCTAAAACAGTAACAGTCATACCTATCTTTCTATCACCTGCAACGATAGCATTTCTAGCTGCTATATCAGCATATAAATTATCAATAGATTTTAATTTTATACCCATTATAGTAAAATTATTTCTATTTGGTCACTTGTAGCTATTGCAAAACCTAACACACTAGCATTTATATATAGTTTATCACCAACAACTAAGCTTATTATAGCTTTAGCTGTAGTTCCTGAATCAGCACTCCAATAACATTCTTCTGTTTTTGAACCATCACCCATAGTCATTCTATTGTAACCAACTAAAGTCACATCTACAAAATTGTAACTACTTCTAGAAGGAAGAGTAAAACCAGAATCAATTCCTGCTCCTGTTCCTGCTGTAGTTAATGACTGAAGTATTCTTGAGAAATAAGTATTGGTTATATTAGGCGGAGTAGTTAAAGTACTACTAGTAGTTACTCCATCACATACTTTATTAGCTTCTCTCCTTAGATCATAAAAATAAGTATCAGCGTAATTGACAAGATCATAACATTGTAATTGATCCAATATAGTTTGGAGTTTTACAATGTCTTCTTCTGTATCAACATTCCTTATACCATTTAATCCACCTACAGAGTAATTTAACGCTAATGTTTCTTTATTAGCACTTACTTCTGTAATTAGTGTATCTATTTGAGTTTGAAGTATAGCCATCTTAACATGAACAGTTTAGTTTGGCACATTCATTTGTAAGATAGTTAATCATTTGTTGCGCATTTTCCCAATTACCTTGAGATGCTGCGTAATGTGCGCTATCTAGTATTGCATTCAATCTAGATATTTCACACCAATTTTTTGGTTCATCTGCTAGTGCAGCTTCTACTTGTGTTTTTATACACTCTTTAATAGAATAGTCTTGAACAAAGTATGAAGTAACTGATCCTAATTCAGCAGGACTTGAATCTAAAACTACAAGTCTGAATTTATAAACTCCATCTGTTAGAGATGCAAGTGTTGTTGGGGTTGGGGTATATGATGTACCTACTAAGTAAGTATAATCATTGGTGACAGCAGCAGCATATTCATCTACTATGTCTAATGTTAATAAAGTACTGGTAGAAATTAGAGGATAATTTATCTCTAAGTCTGTTTTAGCTACTGTACCTAATCCACTATAATCAGCAGCTATGCTATTATCTGTAAAAGTAAAACTAGCTTGTGCGGAAAACGTTATTGTAAAACCTAATGCCATTACTTCTATAATTTAAATAAATAAAAAATAAGAGAGGGATATACAATCCCTCTCTTCTGATTACAAATTCAAATTAAGAAAGTGCAACGAAATCAGGATAGAAAGTAGTCAATATATCTTGAAAATCTCCTTGTACTTGTCCTGCAGCTATTGTACCAGAACTATCAAAGGCAAGATTTAATCTCTTATCATCATGTCGTCCTCCACCTTGTCCATCAGAGTTATTTTGTGTGTTACCATAACTAATAGTATATAGATCATAAGCGACTCCTGCTACAGAATAAGTTGCAGGTTTGTTTCTGTTTCTGTCATTTTGATCAATAAACCCTCTATGTGATAGACCTTTATTTTCCATTTCAAGAACCTGAGTAGAAAGTCCAGTACTACCTATGTTATCAACAACTTTGGTGTTTGTAGCTGATTCAGCTATTCCTGCTACAGATATATTAATAATATCATTAGTATATCTATCAGTAACCCTCAAACCAACTTCTGTTGGAGCAGTAGCACCTTGATCAAAACAAGCAGCATTTGCTAATGTAGCAGTAGCTCCTCTATATGGTCTATCTACAGTAAAACTACCTGAACCATTATCAGTAAGTACTTTATATACTACACCACTAAGTTCTACATAATCTCCTGCTACCATCAATGCATCTGCTGAAGTTGTAACTATTGCAGAACCAAAAACAACTGCGCACGTAGCACTATTACCTACTACTGAAGTTCCTGCAAGATCACTAACAATATCAACATCAATGTTTCTGTTGTTAAGACCATCATCTATTGCATAAATATTAGCAACAAGATCAGTTAGAATTTCATACTCACTAGCATTATCTGCTTGAGCATAACCACTATGACTTGTACCTATAGTTGTTCCAGAGATAATTTCTCTAAGGTCTTGTGCAATTACAATTATCTCATCTCCTTTAGAAATAACAGATGGGAAATTCAAGCTACCGCTAGTTGCATTAAATCCTACATAACTAACACCTAGAGTTCCTGCTACATAAGCTTGAGTAACAAGAGATGTAATATTACTTGTAGGTTTAACTTTAATCGCACTAGAAAGCCTACATCCATCAGATGTTCCTTGATAGATAAAAATTTCATTACCATCAAAATCTGTATCTTTCACTAAACTACCTGCACTAGAAGCAGCGTTTACAATAAGTGATAGATAACCTGCGTTATTTGATCTACTAATTCCATAGATACCAATAGCTCCATCTTTTAAATCGTATGGAGTTAAAGCTGTATCTTTAGTAGTACTAGTTTTACTAGCACCATAATTTAAGTCTTTAAATACGAATGTTTGTCGTGACATATCTTTTAATTTTATTATTTAATTTGTTCCGTTATTATATTTTTACTTACATTAGATTGAAACCTTCCTGATTGTATATTTTCTAAAGCTATTGTTACCGCTAATTGAACTAGTTCTTTATGTACATTGGGGTCTAAATCACTAGTTGTATCTGCTATAACATCTATCTCGGTATAGTCTTTAACGTAATCTATTGTAACTCCTGATACCGTAAAGTTTCCATCATTGTAAATATAAAGCTTATTGTTCGTAATAGCACTTACGGGACTTTTATATATCGTAGAACTGTATTTATGCTCTAAAATTTTGTATAAAATCTCCAGTTTAGTAAGCCTATTATCATAGAATTTAGTAGTACCACAAAATACTGTATTGCTTCTATCATTTATTAAATATAAATAATCAGAAGGGAAATCATAAACATCTCTTTCAGTTGTTGAATTAGGTACATCTTTAACTAAAGCTGTATCTTTAACTGTTATAGCTGATAGCTCATCTATACTTTTCTGTTTATTTTCTGTTTTATTCTTTATATGTTCTAACCTCTTATTAATATAAATACTTTGAGATTCATTTAAAAAATAACTTATTTCATTACCTTTAAATGAAAAAGGCTTAAACTCGTTAAAAGTTGAAGCTGACATTTCAAATTCTCTTTGTAGTTGTCTGCCTGTCATTACTCAGAAGATTTTAGAATATTATCTTGTGTTTGAAACCTCTTACTTTCTGTAGGTTCTAGTGCAATTGTAACTGCTCCTTCTACTATTTCCTCATGTGTTTGATCTGGAAGATTACAATTTGTACCTGATGCAATAACATCTGGTTGTTTAATGTATTGAATCTTTATCTTATTCAATGTAGTTTCTGTATCAATAAGTATAGTTAGATTAACCCCACTTCTAAGTACTGCTTTAGGATTGTCAATGATAGGTCTATTATAATGAGTATCTATAAACTCACTAACCTCATCATTTTCAATTTTATCATTCTCTACCCAAGCATTAGTTCTAGCTGTTCCATTAATAGTCTTATCTATATTAGAATAACTATTAATATAAAATCTATAATCAGCAGGTAGCGCAAAATTATCTGAATTGGGAATTTCTGTGTTAGTTGAAGCACTAGTTATATCTCCACTTACAATAAGTAATGTACGAAGGTCTTCAATTCTTTTTCTATCACCTCCTTCAAAAGCTTGTTGTCTAGGGTTATTTCCTGTAAACCTAGTATTTATAAACCTCTCTACTGAAAGGTTTAAAAATAAATATACTTCATCAACCCCTAACTCGTCGTTAGTGAATGATGAAGTATTATATCTCTGTTCAAAGAGCGTTATCATTTCTGTTTCTGTCATATTAAATTACAGAAGTTGCTTGTCCTTTCATTGTGAATCTCCATTTATTAATTTGTTCTGAATTTAGTGTGTTATTAAAATAAGCTACTGCTTGATCAATATCTCCACCAACAACTAATTTAGTATCTTGAGAATCCGCAAAATGTGTTCCTGACATTATAAGTACTCCTCTTTCTACTAGTGTCATAATTAAAGACTTAACTCCTAGTTCTTTATCATTAACCACTTTAAAGAAACCAGTAGTATTAATATCATTACCGTTTTCTACTAGAGTTTTAGCTTCTTCTTTAGCTTCCTTCAATTGGAATACTTTACCAGAAGGCTCTAAAACTTGTGGATTGTAACCTAGAAGTCTAATAACAGAATCCATTTTAGCTTCGTCTTTAAACTCACCTTCATGTTCTCCTGCTTTATGTTTAGATATAAGCATTAGATACATTGTATCTAAAATATCTAAGTTCTCCTGAGTAGCAATCTTTTTATTTTTTTCTATTCCTTCATCTACTAATACAAAAAGATACATTGAAGGGTTTTGTTTTTGAAAGTCTGTAGTAGCTACAGAATCATCTACTAAACATTGCTTGTACATTATGTAATCTAATGGGTTTAAAGGCATGTCAAATAATACTACATTACCCTCTTTATCCTTCTTACCTACATCTTCTGGTGATGTAGTTATATCTAAAGTTTTCCCTTCCCTATAAGGAACTTTAATTGTTAAATCTGCATACCACTTCCTTACTCTAGTAGCATGACTTAACCCTGTATTGTCTTCTGTTATTTCAACCACCTTTGGAAGGATATACTCACGCTCCTCTTTATTGAGTCCTATAAGTACATCCTTCGTCTTGGGGTTAATTCTACTTCCTACTTTCTTGACAATCTCGTCTCTTAACCCTACAGGTATTGTAGTGAATATAGCCGTTGATTGTTTAATCGTTACTATCCTTTCTTCCATCTGAATTTAATTATTTAGCTTAATTTATTAATCAATTTAAAGCAATTAGTAGGTCGTCTAATTATAATACCTTGAGACTTCATCCATTGCACACTAGATGCATCAACATCACTTGCTCTGTTTTTGAAATCGCCATATCCTCTAGGTACTTTAACACCTGCTACAATAAACTCAATGTTTTCTCTACCTTTTTCAGATACATACATTAAGTTAGACTTACCATCATAAGTACTGTTATCTACGAAATACATGTTATATGATTCCATAGGTAGTCCAGAAATCGGATGTTTAGGAGAAGCTTGTGCTACTGCACCTTCATCCATCAAATCTAATTTTCTAAATGTTACAGTATGTCCATCAATATGTCTAAATGTTTTGAAGTACGCTCCAAATATTAGATCATGACCTGAACCAGAAATTTGCTTACTATCTACTAGTGTAAATCCTGCTGCTGCGTCTTTCATCGATTTATCAGCTTCATCAATACCACCTGTTCCAGTAAACACTTCAATGTTTCTCTTATCTGCATCAGACGTTCCAAAGAATACATCTCTAATGATTGTCTCTAGTTTCTTAGTTGTTAAGAAAGAATAACTATCCTCATTAGGAATTTGCTGTAGAAGTCCTGCACCTGAAGGTACTACCTCTCCACTATCAATATCAGTCTCATGAATTTCTCCATTAGCATCTTTGTTATAAAGAGAATACCATAGATCATGCTCACATTTTTCTTTCCATTGTAATTGTCTAAGGAACAACTCCCACTCAGTCCAGAACTTATACTTCTTACCGTTTGCTGGAATCTCAACAACCATCACCTTGTTTTCAACATTACCTGCTAATTGGTATGTGTCTCTAACTACTGACATTTGGTTCTCCATCTTTCCTGGGGCATAACTTCTATGCTCCACTCCTTTGGATCGTTCAATACCTACTTTAGCAATACCTCTTGCCCAAACTGTACCTGCTTTAAGGTGTTTAGTAGGACAAAATGATTGAGGGTTGTTTGTAATTACCTTACATTTATATACCCAATAGTTTCCTTCTTCTCTAGGATCATCATATACTCTAGCCTGTATGTTAGGATCAGGAGATACAATGGTTAAAGATTTCATAAAGAACCTATCAGCGAATTTTATCTCAAAGATAGCGTATCCTTTTCCTGGGGTATCAGTTGTAGCTGAATATGAATTAACTGCTACTACAGAAGTCTTCTTTGGTTTACCCATTATACTTTGGGTATAATCAATAGAACCCATTGATTTTGCGTTGCCCATTCCTTCTGTTAAGAAAGTTAGTGGGAAATTTTTCTTTCCCCAATCACTAGTGTAATATAAATGTGTTACAACTGGTGACAGCATTTCGCTCTGCGTTAAAAGAGCATTACTCATGTGATTAACACTAGAGTAACCTTCGTCGTTATAAGTATCTTGATATAATCTCAACTTAGGATTAATTGCATCTGCCATATTTAATTTGCGTTATATATTATTTAAATTTTTTAATTGCTATTTATAAAACTTTGAATCTTTACATTACTAAGATCATCAAAATTATCTCCTGCTAAATCTTTCTTACTTCCTGCACTTTTAACTTTTGAAATAACTCCTGCTCTCTTCGAGTTCTTATCAAACATTTTACCTAAACTATTTCTCTTAGGTGATGCTCCTTTAGAAAACTTACTTATTTCTCCCAACCTACCTTCATTAACCAATACTGTTAAATAATCTATAAGTAATACCTTATCTGTTGGTAACTCCTTATATATATTATTTATATAGTTATCATCAGAAAACAATTTAGATTCAAAATCTTTAGCTTGATTTTCTGTCAAAGCTATATCTCCTAATTTTCTACTAGCGATAGCAGTTTTAATATCTTCAATATATTTTTTACTGTCTGCTTGTTGTTGGGTAGCTTGTACTTTAGCTAATGCATCTTTAGCTTCTATATCGGTTTTAGTTTGAGTATCAAGTAGAGCTTTAATCTCTTTTGATCTATCTTCTAATTTACCTCTATTCTCTACACCTGAAATAATATCTTCTATCTCTTCTAAAGAATTACCTAGTTTACTATGATATAAACTAATCATACTCTTTTGTCCTTCTTCTTTAGCTATATCAATATCAGAATATTCTTTCTTCTGATTAGCTAATAGAAAAGTCTCTAAAGGTTTGCCTTCATTTAAATGAATATATAATTTATTTAAAGCGGGGTTTTGTTCAAAAGTTTGAGCTACTAATTTCTTAGACATCTCTACAGCTTTTAAGCTAGTAGCATCAGAGTTCATCTTAGCTACTCCTTCTACAGTATCTTCGTAATCTTCTAGTTTAACTCCTTCTGGACTACCAAGTTCTTCATAAAAGACTTGTAATGTAGAATCTTCTGTATTATCCGTTACAAACTTTCTATCTTCGTCTGTTAAATCAGCTTCTTCTTTATTACCTATTTCTTCTATTTTAGCTTCTACTTCTTTATCAGATAATTGATTTCCTTCTTCTTCTTCTCCTTCTTCTCTTTCTGTATTGCTAGAGAGAAACGATTTTTCATCTTCTGTTAAATCGGTTTCTTCTTTTGCTTGAAGTTCTGCTACTCTTGTATCAATTCTTTCTTTAGCTTCTGCTGCTACTTTATCTGCATCATCACCTGTTTCAGTATCTATTGCGTTTTTCTTTAATTCTTCATCAGAACTATTAAGTTCTAAACCTGCTTTAGCTGCGTTATTCATGAATATAGTACCTACATCATGAGGTGACTCCAACTCATTTAAATTTACTTTTTCTACTTCCTGTGCTTCGTTACTCATTTCTTTGCTAATTTAATTCATTATATAATATTTACAAACTACTTTCTATTAATAACTAAAAACTGTATTAAATCTCCAGAGCTACTTCTTAGAAGTTTTTTCTCCTACTACTGGGTTCTTTAATTTTGTTAAATTGTCTTCTCTTTTTACCTGTAATTTCCTTTCCTCTAAATCTAATTTTTTACGTGCTATGTCATTCGTAAATACGTCGTTACTTCTAGGAGAAGGAGATTGACCAGAATCAGGTGGTGTTGCGCTAGGTGCTTCTTGAACATTACTTTGAATGGTTGCACTTGCTATAGCTTTCTTATCTGCTGATTCTTTATCTACTTTATAGTAATCAAACTTTAAGTTTTCATCATGTTGTCTAGCTTCTTCTATTGCAATAGCTGTTGCAGCATCTTGTTCTGCTTTAGCTGCTGCTTGACCTTGTTGAGCCATTTTATCTTCAGCTTCTATTAATAAGTCTTCTATCTCTGCTAAACTATCTGCTTGTTCCATAGCTATAAGAGTAGATTGTAAAGCTCCATTCTGTGCAAACGCTTGTGCATTAGCTCTAGACTTCTCTAACTTCTTAATCTCTCTGCTACTTCTAGTAGCTTTAACTCCCATCTCTAACTCAGAATAACCTTCATCTATATCTAATAAAGCTCTACGTTTATTACCATTAATGTATTGTTCTTTCTTACCTCCTACCCAAGCAACTTTACTTAGGTCTAACATCCCTTGCCATTCCCTCTCCTCAAATTCTTCAAATTCTTCAAATATCTCACTAGTCATTATGCTACTCCTTTGAACAGCATCTTCATTAGTTCCTTTACCATCAGAAGAATTAACATTTCCTTTTCTCTGTCTGTTAATACCTATACCTTCTTCAGCTTCTAATTTAATTGATTTTAATAAATCAGATAAGAAAGCCATGTTCTGACTTAAACTTAAATCCAAAACTCTAATCTGTTGTAGATCAGAAGCTTTATTCTTATCAGTTTTACCTTTATCATCTGCTGTATCAACAAACATGTAACTATCTTCATCTGCATAGTACATCATGTCGAACATATCCATGTCGTCATTATCTGGTATTACACCATAAGGCATTAAAACTATCTTATCTTTATTCTTGTTTATAAGTTTCTCTAAATGCCAACTAACTACATTGTATCTCTTTTGATAAGGTAATAATCTTTCTAGTGGACTCTTATGTCTATAATGTGCATTCATAAATGTTCTACCATTTATCAATAACTTACAAGCACTAGGATTATCAAATTTACCTCTTTGAAAAGGTACTGGTTGTACACCAAAGAATATCTCATCGTTAACATTCCAACCTTCCCAAGTTTGATTTACCCAAGACCACTTAACTTCTTCTCCTTCTTGAGCTATAAAATCTTCATCTACTTCTATTATTGTATCTTCTCCAAAAGAATCTGTAATTGTAAGTTCTCCTATTTTAACTAAAGACTTCCAATTAACATAAGTAACTTCATTATTTGTAATACCTGATGAATAACTACCACCCGACAATGAATCCATCATACCACTTTCACGCATCCTACTAGTAAAAACATCAGTATCATCATACCTTAATGCTTTATGTGATGAATCTCCTGCTAATCTACTTTCTAATGTTATAACATCCTTCTCATCTAACTCATCATAGAATCTATCTATTACTTCAGATGTAGTCATATAAAATACAGCACTAGCGGATTCTCCATCTTCTATGAAGTCTTGATCTTCAGAAGTATTGTAGCTTAAATTTAATGGTGATATACTATCATACTCTATGTCTTTATGGTTAACATTCTTTATACTACCACATACATAAGTAACTATCCAATGATAAAAAGACTTTCTGAATTTTCTAGGTATATCTAAAGTACCTTCTATGTACTCTAACGCTTTAGCTCCTTGTATAGATTGTTCATCTCTTACATTCTCAATGACCTTATCTATATCTGCTCCAGACATTTCCTCTTGTTCAGGAATACCTAAATCTCTTTCTTTCTGAACTGCGTTAACAAATATCTTTTCTAGTTGAGAGTTAACTAACTTAGTTCTCTCATCCTTCTTAATATTCTCAATGTCTGAATTAATTGCTGTAACTGTAGGTTTAATAACTCTATCTATCTTATCTCCTAGAAGGAGCATAATTATTGGTGTAATTATATCGTAGTTATTAAGTCGTGCTTGTGCTTTTGCGGTGTATTTCTTCTTATCAGTATTGGTAGGGTTAACAACATAATTATAACTCTCTTCATCCAAGTAACCACTAGCTACTCTATAAAGGTTCTCCATATATTGTCTATATGTAGAATGTCTACTTGTTAATGTAGAAAAGTATCTTACATTATCCTTCCTCCAAGCTTCACCTTTCTTATTATCTGCTAATTTTTTCTCCGTAGAAATCCTTTGTTTAGGTCTTTCTATATTGTCGTTATCTGCACTAGATGAAAAAAAACTCATATATTATGTCTAATTATCTCCTCTAAAAAATCTTGATTTTGAAGAACGCTTACCTATTCTCTTTCTGGTATTATTTAATTGAGTACCATTATATGCTAACTCCTTAGCATAATACATGAGAACTCTAAGTGCTGAAACTCTATCTGCATTCCTCTTCCCATCGAATGCTTTCATCTCACTAAAGAGTCCTATGTCATAGAGATAGTGGTAGTTAAACGAAAATACGTCATTTTCATCAACTCCCCTATTATTTTGCAACCAATCTGCAATATATCTATTTCCTGTAAGGATTCTCACGTTAGACGCACCCGATCCCATACGCATTCCATATTTATAAGTACTTTTTCTTTTAGTTGTTATTTTTTCATCCCAAGCTAAATCAAACTCATCTGCTAGTTGGTGTAACTTATCAAACCTTTTAGCGTAACCTAAAACATCACCTCTATCATTTTCAAAACCTATTTGAGCATTCCACCTTTCAGATAACATGAATAATATCCTATTATATTCATCCATTGTTTTAGGACGACCTACCCAACTAGCTACTATTCTATCTCCTTTATCTCCAGTAACTACATTATTAATATTCATATAAACATAAGCTGCTCCCAATGATGTTAAATCTTGTACATCATCTTCTGCAAATGGATCATGTCCTATTATATATAAATCAGGTGGTATTTTACCATCCACCATATAAGGTATAGTCCATTCAACTACTGAACCAAAAACATCTCCATTCTTATCATGTGGATATTTTACAATAGGTTTATGTAACTCATTTAATCTAGCACATACTTTACCTTTCTCATCATGATATAACTCTTTAGATACCCCTAATTGATGTATACTTCTATCAGCAGTTACCTTATTCATCCAATCTCCTATCCCCTCAACCATGAATAAATTACTCATGGTGTTAAGCATTGCTTCTTGTGGAGTATAAGGTGATTCAGCTTTAACTCTCTCAATAAGTGCTGGATCAG